CTACATGGACAAAGCTAAGACTGGACTACAGAACCTAGGCCGAGGATTACAAGTTGCAGCCACTGAGCCATATAACATGGCTGTTAATTATAGGCCTGGTCAATATGGTGGCTCCTTTCAATCTGTTGGCAACGTAGCACGTGGTGCGGTTGATGCTGTTAGACATCCTATGTCAGATGACAGGTACTGGCTTCGCAAGCCATTTAGAAGTGGTATTGCTGTAGGGGCTGCTGCTGGTATTGGAGCTTCTGCCTATAATCGAAATGAGCCCTTTGGCTCAGGACGGGAAGGAACAATAGTGGCTATCAACTCGTCTCAAGGTGGAGGTATATCCCAGGATCTACAAAGATCAACTGAGGGATTAGTATTTAACCTACACCGCAACAATAAGTCGATGAGATCAAGGTATCAATAAAATGCCAGGCCTCGACTACCTTCAGGCATATGACCCGCGAGATGATAACTACTTTCGTAGTGGCATCCCGCAGTTAGCCCTTGACTGGGGCTTGATGACTGGCGTTGCCTGGTGGTCTAGGCGAGAAGCCAATAAGATTGATCCCCGCGGACCGCTGTCTAAGTACAGCATGATGAATACTGGCAAGCGGTCCATCTTTGCCCAAAAGCCAACGGGCCTTGATACATATGCTGGTGTTAGTAAAATGCGATCAGCAGCTGCCGAGGCTGGCTCCTTGGCAGCTAATAAGAAATCGCTTACTAAGTTTGCTAATAACCTAGGAAGAGCTAATAAGTTCTTCACCTTAGCTGGTGCTGCTATCCTAGCTTATGATCTTTCTAGATCATTAGGATTACGCAATGCGTTCACAGAATCGCGTCGCGATGCAGAATTGGCAATGAGACGTCCTATATATCAGGGCGACGATTCATACTTCGACTCTAGGGCAGCTTTTACTCAAAGACAGCGAGCTATACAAACTATACATAACTCGCAGCTTTCTATGAGAGCAGCTATGGGTCAGGAGTCTCAATTTCTTCATAACTAAATTGAAGTCTAAATTAAATGACTAGTCAAGATACTCTAACACGTTTACAAGACTGTATTGCTAAGGGCTATGGCAGAAGACGTCTAGCTAAAGAGCTAGGTGTCACGCCTCATAAAGCTCGGCAGCTAATGCAAGACTTTATACCTCCCAAGCAGATAGAGGTAAAAGCAAAAAAGACAGCAATCAAATTAGATGAATCAAAGATAATCAAATCAAAGCCATCAAATAGTACAACTAGAATTGAGTTAGTCTCGAACGCACAGATAGATGAAACTCCAGGATCTGTTAGAGTACGTCCAATTTCCCTTCGTGTTGCTTGCGTTAGCGATATTCATTATCCTTACCAAGATATCGTAGCAGAAGAGATCGCTCTCTCTTATATAAAAGATTGGAAGCCTGATATTCTGGTATGGAACGGCGATATCTTTGACTTCTATGCTGTTAGCAATTATGAGAAGAGCATCAAGAAAAAGATGAATATCCAGGAAGAGATTGACTATGGCCATTCACGTATGTCCATGTGGGTCAAAGAGCTTGGAGAGACACAGCATTATTTTAGACGTGGTAATCACGAGACTCGTCTAAACAGAATGATCATGAAGAACGCCCCGGCTTTGGAGGCTCTTCGTAGTACAGCTATCGAGCAGAATATAGACTTTGACTCGATAGGGGTTAAGTATATCCCTGATCACCAGGATCTACATATTGGTAACATGATGTTTATCCATGGCAGTCAGGTAAGGCGGCACGGTGGTAATTCATCTCGTGGACACTATGAACAATACGGATGCAGCCTTCTAATGGGGCATACCCATAGACTAGCTGTGACCTATAAGAGAAACAAGTTCGGAACTCATACCCTAGTCGAGAATGGCACTCTATGTGACTTCGATGTCGAGTATGCACAGTTCCCAGATTGGCAACAGGGATTTACATGTCTCCAATACGATGGAGACGATTTCTCTGTTACCCAGCATGCCATCATAAACCATAAATTGATAGCTGATGGCAGAGTATATGTGAGCTAATGTCATCGATAGAGATAACAGAACATATTGGGGATGGTAAGCTTTACAAGCGTTACATCCCCGAACGTGACTATAGGTCGACCGGCTATAAGCCATTTGGTAAAGGCTTTGATGATCTATGTGGTCATTGTGAAGTATACTACCAATTGATACATGCTAAGGGACTTACGAAGAAGCCCTTTATGCCTGTATGTAATAAACACGTACTAGATGAGTTCAAGACTCTCAAGGCTGAGGACTTCGCTAGCCCTGAAGAGTATGAAGAACTAATGATCAATGCAGACCCAGTAGCTTGGGCCGTTAAGAACTTCGCCTGGGAGGCTCGCTGGTATCAAGAAGAGATGATGAGCTGCTGGTCCGGTAGCACTCATGTCTTTTTATCTGATGGTAGTTTGTGTCAAATTCAAGATATTAAAGTCGGTGACTCTGTACTTACATATGACGAAACAGGCAGGAGAACTTTCCCCAAAAAAGTAACCCATTGGATTAATAATGGTGTTCGAAAAGTATATCGCATAACACTTGAGAATGGCGATAAACTTGAATGTACTTCTGACCACCCAATTTATTCATGGTCAAAGTGTGGTGAACTTAATAAACTGCACAACTGCCCATCTTATAAGAATTCGTATCGTTCTTTAGATGATGGCCTAACTGTTGGTGATCGAGTTTTTGTCCTGAATAGATTTAGTCGATATGGAGATGTTGATGACATAGAGCTTGCTAAGCTACTAGGCTATATTGGAACTGATGGCTATGTTAGATATAACGGAGGCTCATCTTTCTGTAATATACGGCGTGCCTATATAGACGAATTTGAGGCCTGCCTTAAGAAGAGATTCCCAAAGGATCATTATATTATTAGAGAGCGTCCGGCTCATGAATATAATGGAATGCAAAAACAGACCTCTTGGACGGTCGAAGTTTCTGATGGTGAATTTGCTGCATTGTTAAGAGCTATTGGAGCTGTGAGAGATAGAGAAGCTGCTATCCTAGACTATGCCTTTAAGTTTTCTGAAGAAGCTCTCCGCGTCTTTGTAAATCGTTGCTGGTCAGGAGATGGCTGTGTATATACTCATAATAATGGTGTTACTGAGCTATCCTTGCATTCTGGCAATAAAGCCTATCTAGAGAAGTATAGGCTTTTACTTCGCAAGCTTGGGATCATAAATTCCAAGGTTTATGAAAAATCTGACTCTAATGCTGTCAAGCTTACCATAAAGACAGTAGATGATATTCTTAACTTCTTTGATGAAGTAGGTCAGATTTATGGCAAAGAAATAGAATCATTATCTGCAATCAACGAAGCTAATAATCGAGTCAGACGTACACGACGTAGATTTGGGACCTCATCCAGACAGAAGATCGTATCTATTGATTATATTGGAGATGAAGAGGTTTATGATATAACAGTAGAAGATAGGCATAACTTTTTTGCTAATGGCGCAGTAGTACATAATTGCACAGCACAAAAGAAGTTAGTACGCGCCGGGCGGCGCACGGGCAAGACGTCCGCTATATGCATCCTTACCCTGTGGGCTATCTTCACTCATATTGATTACACGGTTCTCGTTATCGCTCCTTATCAAGCTCAGGTTACTAAGATCTTTGATGAGATGGAACGTCTTATTGCAACCAACCCAGACTTGTCTTCTGCTATCAGAAGAAAGACCAAGAACCCACAGCGCATTGAATTAAACAACGGATCTAAGGTCCTGGGTTTCTCATCTGGTAGCAAGTCTGCTTCTAAGTCTGACAAGATTAGAGGTCAGGATGCTCACTATATCGTTCTTGACGAAGCTGACTATCTAGATGACGCTGACCTAGAAGCTATTCTGGCTATCCTTGCTTCTCACCCTAACTGTGGCTTATGGGCTTCATCTACTCCAAAGGGTGCTCATAATAAGTTCTATCAGTGGGCTTGTGACAAGAACCTAGCCTTTAAAGAGTTCCATTATATATCTGCTGAGTCTCCATCGTGGACTGAGGATACTGAGGAGTTCTTCTTAACTAACTGGGGCTCTGTAGCATTCGAGCACGAGTTCTGGGCTGAGTTCGGTATACAGGAGGGCGGTGTATTTAGAAACGACCTTATTGATAAGGCGCTTGCTGAATATAGCCTGCCTCAACCTAGATCTAGTCCTCACTCTAGAATTGTTGCTGGAGTAGACTGGAACGGTGAGAAGAACGGTGTTCATATTATTGTTACAGAATTCTGGAATGGCAAATATAGAGTTTTGGCAAAGGAGATAGTCAAAGACGCGCAGTTTACTCAGCATGCTGCTATTGATCGTATTTTAGAGCTTAACCATAAGTATGATCTAGACTTTGTCTATGTGGATGAAGGCTACGGCCGAGTCCAAGTAGAGATCATGCATAAGATTGGTATGCAGCAGCCTGCTACTGGTCTTCATAAAAAGGTCGTTGCTTATTCTATGAATAAGCAAATTGAGATGCGTGATCCTGTAACTGGCTCGATTATTAAGAAACCACCTAAGCCATTCATGGTTAACCTAACTGCACTACAGTTAGAAGAGGGTAGACTGCAGCTACCTGTATCTGAAGATACTCAGATTTTGGTTGCCTCTAAAGAAGGTGAGGCGCAAGGTAAATCTCAGGGCCTTGTACAGCAGATGCGTAACTATACAGTGGAACGTATCTCGGTTCTAGGTCTGCCTACTTATAGTCAAGGTGAAGACCATACGCTTACTGCCTTTATGCTTTCTATTATAGGCTTTATCATGCAATTCTCTGACATGGCTAAAGTAAATGTCTCTCATGCCATGCGGGCTCTTAATTCTCCATTAGTACAGGAGAAGAGTCCTGAGAATACAGGAACTGCGAAGCTCGCAGCTATCACTCGCCAGCTAGATACTGGATTCAAGCTCCGTAAAGGACATAATGACTTAGGCAGTATCTTTAAAGCTAGACAAGCTCAAGAGAATGTACGCGGAGCTATTACCCGTGGCGAACGTGCTGCGATACAGCGACACTTCGGTAAACATAATATCAACCGCAAAACTGATCTAGGCAGAGGAGGCCGTGGCTCATTTTAGAGTATAAAGGTATACCAGCATTTAATAGAGACCGTGAGCTACAGCTTCGTTCTCTTGATCCTAACTCACTTAATGAGTTTATCAAGACGGCGCCTGCTGTACAGCCCGCGGAAGATATCCTATTTGATGATGTTACCCGTCTATATATCAAGGGTGAGGTATTACGTAACGCTATAACTAAAATGGATTCTGCTGGGTTTATCCCAGTAGAAGATCAAGCTTCAGTTGTAGCCTCTATACAGAGACTATACCCTGGTGCAGACTCTTATTATTTGATTACGTTTGGACAGTTCCAGAAGGCCTGTGAATTCCTAGCTGACCGCTCTCAAGCTTTTGACGAAGACTTTATTCTTAAGCTTGATGTAATAGATCCTAAGCTAGAACATACTACAATCACGAAGACTCATAAGTCTGTAAGTGATGATGGCAATGATTGGATTAGCTCATTTCTAGAGGCGCTATCTCCTTTTGCTGGACTTATTATAGCTGGCAAAATGATGCAGTTATACTCGTCGTTTGCTCCTGAAGAAGGAGTTGACAGCAACGGCGCTTTTGGTGAGTCTAGAAGCCAGGGACTAATAGCTGCGCCTATTGCTATAGCCTTGCTTATAGAGCTAGGACTTAGCGTAATTGAATACAAGAAGCTATACGGCAAGAATACACCTACACATATAGATCAACACTTTGATGAGCTTTCTAATGATCCTGCTAAACGAGAAAAGATCTTAACAGAAGCTGGTTATGACTACTCTGCCTTGAGAGCTAACCAGAAGTTTAACGATCACAGAGCTATTAAAGAATACGCTCTACGATACATCTCTATACACTCGGACCAACTAAACTATGACCACTGGATCTCATACTCGCACGTTGTGGATTCTCAGATTCTGGTGCGTAGTGCTGCGGCTATGGCTCCAACCTTCTCTGGTAAATGGAGACAGTACTACGGTCTTGGTAACAATGAAGTAACTACTGAGACTCAAATCTTTGAATCTAATAGTACAATAAACGGACCGCTGGCTGTTACTCTTAACAACGCGCTAGCAGGCTATCTAAGCTCACTGAATCTAAATATCAGTGGGTCTTATGATGGTATATACCAGGCTCTAAGCTATCGAGTAGATCCGCACCTGATATGCTGTCTCGTGTGGTTCCTCGGGCCTATGAGCCTGGACACGCTTAAGAAGATCTCTCAAGTGCTGAGACTATCTACTCTTCAGATCAATGGAGAGTTCGGCGATTTCTTTTCATACTTGGCAGAGTCTACATCTACGATACTCTTATCTATGATGTCTTACTATCTGAGTGTTATCTTAGATAGACTACTACATGCCTTGTACGAAAAGATCTTCGCCTTAACAGATAATGATATACTAGATGCGCTTAAGATTTGTCTTGGGTTTGAGATAGTTCTCAATGGGATAGCCTACGCTCTTAACTCAGTTCTCAGATTCCTAGAGGATCTATTTGATCAGCTTAGAGCTTTGCTCAATAAGCTGGTCAACAAGAGCAAGACAACGGCGAATCTTATTGTAGAGCGTCGTGGAATGTACTCTATCATTAAATTGATAGAAGCAGTTATAGCCCAGGCAGACGCTATACAACATATCTGCCCAGTTGATAATAAGGATAATACAAATCAGTTTGCTAATCAGGATATCACAGATAGAACTTTAGACTTTGTGGCTATCAATCTTCCTAACCTCTATCCAGTTCTAGATATGCCAGAATCTGATAGGAGGAAACACTTCAGTGAGATTAAGCCCGTTACTCTTTCTAGACTTGGATTTGAAATTCCAGGGACAGACGAGAATGGACAGCCGGATGTCTTTATCAAGAAGCCTGCTGAGTGTGGCTCAGAGTCGGCAGCAGTTAAAGGTGTGACTCTAGGCCAGCGTCTCGCAGATAAACTTAAAGGTACAATATAATGGGTCTATTTGGATATAAGCTATTCAGACATGATGACGTCAATGCGCTTAAGCAGCAGCTAAATGATCTCAAGCTCGTTGTTGAGTCACAGCGTCAACAGAGTAGCCAAATACAGGAAGCTATAAAAGAACGGAGACGGACTCTAAACCGCCCGTTACAGTATCGTACTCCTGCTGTAGGCTCAGACCATCGTAAAGATACCGGGTATACGTACTATGGCCCTGGGTACGACTTAGCTGAGATCGGTCGTGCGATTGATATAGAGCCCTATATCAATCAATCAGTACGTAAACACAGAGAGCAAATCCTTAAAGAGGGTTTTAGACTTAAGGGTGAAGATCCCGAGATGGTTGACTATTGCAACAACCGTCTGTTCGAAATCTCTCTGATATCCGGTATCACCACTCAACAAATGGTTAGGGAATTTACCACTAACCTTGTAGCTTATGGGACTGCCTTCTTAGTAGTTAGACGAGATGCAGAACGGTCTAGTGGTCGTACTATTAGAATGCATGGTAAAGATAGAGAGCCTATCGCTGCGCTTTACCCGCTGGACCCTACTTCTGTTTCGGTAGCCCTTAATGATTATGGTCACCCAGTCAGATGGAAGCAGCGTGTACCAAATGCCGTAGGTAATCAAACGGAGATTACTTTTGATGCTGATGATGTCATTGTGGCGACGATTGATAAAAAGCCTGGATTTGTGTTTGGTACTCCCTATATACTTCCTACTCTTGATGATGTGCGCTCTTTACGACGTCTGGAGGAGATAGCTGAAGTCATAGGACAAAGACACGCATTCCCATTACTCCATTTTAAAGTAGGATTGGATGAGATTGGTCCTCAGGTATTCGATGATGGCACTAGTGAAGTAGATCTAGTTAAGAGCTTGGTTGACAATATGTCTTCTCAGGGCGGACTGGTTACTTCTAATAGAGTTGAGGGGGTTCTCCTAGGTGGAGATAAGCAGACTCTAGATATTGAACCATACCTTCAATATTTTGAGAAGCGTGTGCTTGGTGGTCTACGACTATCAGAAGTGGACCTGGGCCGTGGTGAGACAGCTAGCAAAGCTAGTGCTGTTACTGTATCCCAAGGGCTACAGGACTCAGCCCGGGACTTCCAGGCTGTAATTGCGGACGTGTTTAATAACTATCTCTTCTTGCCTCTATGTCTAGAAGGCGGGTTTGATGTTAAGCCTACAGAGAATATGGTTACTCTTGACTTCACGATGATTGATCGTGAAGAAGAGAGAGCTAAGCAATCACATGGTAGCGACCTATATATGAATGGCGCGATTACCCATGCTGAACTCCGTAAGGAATACCTAGGCAAGAACGAGTGCAGTGAAGACGAGAAGTGCGATCTCTATCAAGAGAAAGAGCATGAGCGTCAGAAAGAGTTGACCAAGATGACTGGAGAGCAGGCTATTCAGAAAGCCAAGGTAACCAAATCTCAGTCAGCTAAGAACAAGACTGCCAATAAGAATCGGCCTCGTAATCAGCATGGACGTAAAGCTGCTAAAACTAAGGTAACTAAGAATTCAATGGACTTAGCCAAAGATGGCTATTCCGTAATCCAAGAGTCTTGCATGTATGAGACCCGGGATATATTCTTAGACTGGGTAGAAAAACATCAGGGTGGTGTGGTCTGTGAAGACGACGACCCTATGGATGCTACTACCAAGGCTGACGAGCTTACTCTAATTTTCAACAACTGGGTTACTGCGGCTACCGAGCACGCGCGGGTTACGCTAGCTCCTATTATAGATATTGGAGCTAAGGACTGCCTTACTGACATGAGTGTCAGTGGTATGCCTTCTATTACTAAGAAGGCAGAGGACCGGTTCTATAAGAACTCTATTGAGAAGAGTTTCAAAGTATTGGCTGATGCAGCTATCGGACTGACAAATAGTAATGACGCCCTATCAGGTTTAACCAGTGACACTCCACTCTCTACTGTCGCCAGCAGTATTATAGATCAACTCCAAGGCGAGCTTAAGAGCTTGTCATTTAAACAAATAGATCTAGCATATAGATTTGGCTATGCCAAGACTGCTAGAGCCCATGGATATACAACAGTTATTATGAGTCCAGATGGCTGGCACTGCGATGACTGTCAAGAAACTGGGGATATAGAGGTATCCCTGATTGATAAGAATGGCGCCTACAGAAGTATCCTGTCTACTCATGGTACATGTGAGTTCGGGATCCGGCTTGGCGAAAAATAACAATATGACGGAAAGACCTGAGACTAAAGAAGATTGGGACGACGAGACAGCCGAAGATTTAGAAAAAGAATATAAAAAAGAGAAGCGAGTTCGGCAGAATCTCAAGCGGGCCAAAAAAGAGAAATCCAAGGAAAAGAAGAATGGGCAAAAGAATAATCGAGATAACGGATTATCTTGACCTTCGGTTCAAGCCTATTATGGCTGATGCCCAAAGTCTTATTGGAGATATGAAAGCTTCCAATAAGAAGCCTTTACTGCGTGCCACTATTGATGCCACGCACTCTGGTAGGCTGACCAATATGAGGGTCTATCCGGGCAAGTATATGAAGGCTGGAACCGATACCTTCATGAAGCCGAGTCCTAAGCCAATCCTAAAGTTTCATAATGATGAACAGGATCCGATTGGTCGGGTAGCCTCAGCAGACTATATCCAAATCAAACAAGGATACGATTTTGAGAATGACTTCCTGAATCCTGGCGATGGCCAAGGCTCAGGATTTATTCGTCTTGGTGTCAATATAATGGACGCCGATTCTATCGATAAGTTCCTTGATGGTAGATATAAGAACGTCTCAACCCGCCAACACTGTGATGTCATGCTCTGCAGCATCTGTGGCGACAACATGGGCGACTGGGATTCTGAGTGCGAACACACGCCCGGTAAAGAATATAAGATTGAAGGAAGTGATAGCCTTTATAAGTGCTATGGTATCACCGGTAAGCTTTCCTATAAGGAATGCTCTGTAGTTAATATCCCAGGTGACATAGAGGCAGAAATAAAAGAGGTCACTCTAGACAACGAAGATAGCTATAAGATGTCCTGTATGGATACATCTGGAGCTAATGTAGAAAACATGGTGTTGTCTGATGGTGAAAATGAAGTACACTTGATGGCCAATGCTATCAAGAATAAGGTGACTGCGAAAGATCGAAAGAAACTTACCGGTAAGACAATTGTAGCAGTCAGCCCAGTATTCAACCCTTCAAAATTACAATCATTAGCTAATGAGGATGATAGCATGACACAAACAAAAACTGACGCTGAACTAGCGGCAGAAAAGAAGACCACTACTACTGACGTGGCCAGCGATGGTAGTAGCAAGCCTGACCAGGCTGATGCTGAGAAGAAGCAAAAGGAAGGCGTCGTAGCCCCGGATGCTGACCCGGCGAAGACCCACGGTGCGGGTAAAGCAGTTGTTAGTGATGCGGCTCTAGTTGCTTCAATAGAAGCACTAACCAAGTCTCTAGCAGAAGCAAAAGCTTTGAGCGACTCGCTCAAGGCTGAAACTGATCGACTCAAAGCCACTATTAAGGAACGTGATGAACAACTAGACAAGCTACGCCTAAGTGAGACAGCCCTACTGGCTGATCTAAAGACGGCTCAAGCTTTTAGTCTAGTTAGTAACAGCATTGTCCTTCGCAAGCCATCCGTGGCTGGTATAGTGGATATGGAAACCTTCAACGCGAAGGTAACTGAGTATGCAAGTCGATCGATTGACTCTCTGAAGGATTCAATGTCAGACCTGGCTCCAGAGCTAGTGTCATATCGTGCCAGCTTGGGTATTAAGCCTGTTGCGACTGTTGTCGCGGACAAGAAGCCGGCACCTTTGGTATCTAATACCCCACTAGCTGACAAGCCAGAGCCTGGTATTGTTGATTCTGATGAAAAAGCAATCAACGCGTATTTTGGTTCTTAACCCCTAAATTGTCTTTCTCGTAGGAGATAATATACAATGGCAACTTTTCGTACTCCGCGCGGTTATGGTGTTGACACCGTACAATACCGCGAACTAATGGAGGGGGTCAGACCTCAAGCATCGGCCGTTCCTATGGAAGCATGGACTGGGCTAGCGCCGGTTGTGGTAGATGAAAATCACCACGACCCGATAGTAATCATGCCAGGTACCTTTGTTGGTATCGCTTCTGGTGGTCTTGCATCAGGTAAGATCTTCCCTGCTCACACTAACACCGGTAACCTCGGTATCCACATGTGCTATGGATCAGATGACAGCACTTGGGGCTTCCCGGTAGTTACCTATAGCGGTACAGCTACAGCGATTACAAACGGTCCTGTTCCACCGCTGGGTGTTGTTTACAATAGAATTTATTCTTTCATGCTGCAGAATACGTTTGTTAATTATAAGCGTAATGAGAACGTCGGTATTCTAACCGACTATCTGATCCAGATTCCTGCGATCACTTCTGCAGAGCAAACTATCCAGCCCGGTCAGCTGGTTCAAATCTGCAAGACAGCCAACAAGTGGGGCCGTACTAGCACGATTACATCAGTTGATACTCTTATGGGTAGACTGCAAGCATGGGATGGTACGACTGAAGGACTTCGGTTCGTCGTAGGTCGTTGCTACTCAAATATTACGTTTGCTGACGGTACAGTAACTACAGGCAAACTAAAAGATGACACCACATATACCCTAACTACTGCTGGTAAGGCAGAGTTCAAAGGCCTGGAAAGAGTTAACACTGTTCCTGGTCTAGGTGTTTCTGGCACTGGTACGAAGGGTGTACCTACTTGGCTACTGGATGCTGCACCGGATTCGTCTGGTGGCTACCACGCCCTTACGATCCTGGTCCGCCTGTAATCTTAAGGAGCATATACTACAATGACACAAAAGCAAATATCAGAAGCATTTGATGCCGATCAAGCAAGCTATATCGTAGCTCTGCGCGATGATATCAAGGCTCTGAAAGACAAAGAAGACGGCCCGGATCTGTCTGACGTTGACGAGAATGTTCGTGAGGTTATTATAAAGGACCGTAAGGTTCTCAAGAAGACCTACGACCTCTGGAAGAACGATGGTAGAATCCCAGGTCTAAAGCGTGGTCGCGTAACCTACAAGGACCTATGTGAAATCGACGCGAAGCACACGAAAGTGATGCGTGACTCTTTCTCGAATGACCACCCACTTCTGATCCCACGGGTTGTAAGTGAAGTCGTTAAGGAAGCACTAGAACCTAATATCGTTCTGACACCGCTGCTTCAACGCATTGCGTATCAGCACGGTACCCAACTAACCTTCCCGGCAGTCGGTGCTATCACAGCGGCTGACATCCCAGAGGGTGGTGAATACCCGGAACGCAGCCTAGACTTCGCAGGTCAGGTCGTGGCACAGATCGGTAAGAGCGGTGTGGCGGTCAAGTTCTCAGAAGAGACGATCAAGCACTCTCTGTACGATGTGATGTCGATGACCCTACGTGCGGCAGGCCGCGCTCTAATCCGTTGGAAGGAGCAGAAGGTCGCCAGCATGATTCTAACGAATGCTGGTGGCACCAACACTCTGTTCGATAACACGTCAGCATCATACCCAAGCACAAGTGGCCGGGGCTATGGTGGCACGTACAACGGTGGTATCACCATGAACGACTTCTTCAAGGCATATGCGGAGATGATTGAGCGCGGGTTCATGCCCGATACTCTACTCATGAACCCATTTGCTTGGCAGATGTTCGCTGACGAAGGTCTACAGCGGATCTTCGGCTTCTGGAATGGTTCAGCAATGTGGAACATGCACCAAGGTTCGCCTGGTAATGCTTCTCAGTGGAAGAACTCAGGCATGCAAGGTCTGCTACAGAACAGCACTGTAACGTCCCCGCAGAACCTTGCGACGACGATGACTAACATGCCGACGATCTTCCCATACGCATTCAGAATCGTAGTTACACCTTACATGCCATATGACGCGGTACAAAACGTCACTGACATGGTTCTGTGCAACACAAACGAGCTGGGTGTGCTGGTTGTAGAAGAAGAAGTAATGACTGAGACCTGGGATGATCCCGCAAGAGACATCCTAAAGACTAAGCTGCGCGAGCGTTATGGTCTTGGTACGGTTAACAATGGTCAAGGCACTGGACTAATCAAGGGCGTGTTCCTCGGTAAGACGGTTGACTTTACTCATAACCTACAGGTTAGCTACACGACTGGTGATTTCGTACCTGGACTAACGGGTGACGACAGCGTGACGTCAGCGTTCTTCAATAACAACTATAGCTAATAGTTGAGGTAGACTGAAACATAATAGCCTCTGAGGACACCAAGCCTCAGGGGCTATTTCTCCTTCGAAGGACTGAATTATGACTGACAAACTAGGAATCATTAACAATTTTGCAGGTGAAGTGCTTTCCCTGAACCAAAAGAAAGCTCCATACCTTGGTATAGGTATGAATGAAGAGACCCGTCAACATAAAGTTGTCTGGAATGTTAAAGGCTGGTGTAAGCAGGTTCCTACAGGCCTGACTTATGAAGAAGCTCAGCAGATCCAGAAATGTATATCTGAGGGTGTTCTCGTGACAGGCCGGCATTATCTACCTGCTAAGGTAAAGGACCCGGCTACCATTAAAAAGTATCTTGATACTATTCGCCAGCCTCTGATGCCTGTCGCTAAGAAGCCATTCCAGGAACTGGTGCGTAAAAAGCAAGAGGGTAACTACAGTGCTAAGGAAATAATCGTAGCCTGTATCCAGGAAGAAGAGAAGCTCAGACGCCGGGCTGACTGGCTGAGATTCTTGGGTGATGGATTAAAAGCTTGCACTGGCCCTGAGCTTATAGTTGAAGATTACCATGATGACCCTGAGGCCTATCAGGTAGTAATCAACACGGAAACTAATCAGATAGTTGCTGATAGTAGACCAGTAGAAGCACGTAAGCCCAAAGGCAAAAAAGTGGTGGTGGTTGAAACTAATCAGGCTACCCAAGAAGAGCGAGCTAAAGCACTAGATAACTATCTAGGCGATAGCATCTAAGGAGATTTGAATGCCTGTCCCGGTAGTATCTAGTTCAAACCCTGCGTCAAGCGCTGTGGACGTTTTTACAAACGTTCCGCTATACGTTACGTTTGCATCACCGGGACTTCTTTCTTCTAGCGTCACGCAGAATAGCGTGATGCTGTACAATGTAGCTACACAGTCGGTTGTACCTGTAACGCTTAGCTACGATTCATCAACTAGAGTAGTCACGATTACGCCGCTGAGCGTGCTCGCCGAATCGTCGGTCTATTCTATTAGGTTCCCAGGTACTGACATAGCTCTTGGTGCTAGCTATGTCATTAAGGAATCAGGCAGTGGGACTGCTCTTATCACGACTATAGATATCCAGTTTACTACTGGTACTCGTACTTATATTAATGACACGGTTGTTGACAAGAATGCCTCGGACCTTTCACTAGAAGGTGATCTCAGGCTGCCTGTCAATGTCAAAGCGCTGGGTGACCTAGCAGTTGAGACTACATATCCTAAGAACCATACGGCTGATGTATCGGGTCAGCTGGATGGTTCTAATAGATTCTATGTGAAGTTCAACAAGGCACTATCAGGCACAGTGCTAACCCAAGATTGGGCTACAATAAATGCCTTCCCGATGATGGACATGAATGTCTATCTAGCTTCTGGTACTACCTTTGGTACTGGTACGATGCCTATAATGACCGGCATCTGGGCTTCGGGAGCTTATCTCTGGGCAGGGTTCTCAGCAGAGCTACCGAAGAATGCTGCGGTTCAGATGACTCTATCAGAGGATATAGTCGCTACTGATGGAACTGAGTTAGGCCCTAATCAGTATATGCTGAGCTTCACCACAGATAGATTCCCTAAAGTAGGTGGTGTCAATATAATCAAGACTGAGTTAGCAGCTACGGCTGATGTGCTTAACAATGAATATATTGCTTCTATACTGCTTAAGAATACTGTTCGAATAATACAGCGCTGGCCTAGCTTCAATCAAACTGTTCCTCAATATATTGCATACAAGTATATAATCAATAGGACTATAGTAGATATCCTAGATGATAAAGAACTTGAGAAGGCGCTGGTTGCTGGCACAAGACGCAGACTAGGAGACTTCGATGTCTCTATTGATTACAAGGTCGGTCAGCTAGCACTCAAGCACGCACGAGCTCTTAAGGAAGCAGACGATGCTCTAGATGGTATAGACCCTATCAAGAAGCTCGGTGCTCGTATAGACACAGCTATTGCTCTCAACTACCAGCCTGATAGATTATGGCATGGTGTGAGCAATAGAATAATTGACTTACGTTTCAAGACGTATCAGGAAGATATTCCTGCATCTAATCAATCTTATAATAGACACGCTAAAACCCAAAACTATCCATTCTAATTATGGCAAACAAAAGAAATGATCCTGCTCATCTTAATATAGCTAAGCAAGCGATGGAAGAGATGATGCATAACCGGGCACCTGGTCAACAGGGTGTTCCTAATATCACTAAGCTACCTAAGTCACCTGAATATAATCCTGTGCCTCTTCAGCTAACTCCAGAAGAGATAGCTAAGCTGGGCAGTATGTCACAGCCTAAGTAATGACCAAACTTAACTTCATCGACTTCCGTAAGGAATTAGAGCTATTGAGAAACGCGGGGCTTCACCATATGTGGGTGGCCCTGCGTTGTGTTGATCTTGGTACGCCATGTACAGAGTGTTCTAAAGTTATAGACGTTCATCATGAGCAGCCCCCAAGGTCCTGCACTAGCTGTCTGGGTATAGGATACTCTTTCGTCGATAAGTTAGTTAAGGCCTATAGATATAGGCCACTATATGGTGTTGATACCAAAACAATGGTTGGTGTTATCAATACACAAACACGCGTTTATATACTCGAACATGGTCAACAGCCAAAGCAAGTTGACTGGATACTAGAACTAGAACTCAATTCTGACAATCAGCCAGTACAGCCTTTTAGAGTAACAAGCCGTTTTAAGATACAAGACGCCATGCCAATGCGTGGCGATGATGACGGGCGTATTGAATACTGGCATTGCATTGCAGAAGAGCGAAACCTGGATGATGGTAAAGCGACCTTCTAATGTCCTTCCTTAATGATAAGTTCAACCAGCCTGAGCTAGAAGACCCGGCAGATCTTGGGTATGCTCCGTATAGAGTAGACTCTCAGATCCTGTGGCCTCTCCGTAAGATGAGGGCTAACCGGGGCGCGTCCTATGAGGACGCCATGCTGATGATCGGAAGGCTCATCCCTAGATTCCAGGCTACCTATAGAAGCCATAGTGTAGATACCAGCTTAATACTGATGCCCTATCTGCCTCGCCAGCCCAGAGACGGGGATAAGATTAAGAACATTACTACAGGTGAAATCTATACTGTAAAAGAAACTATAGTAAACCCGTATACAAAAGCCTGGGAAGGCTTAATTAGACTTAACTGTAATACTGCTCCTAATGCCAAAAAGGCAGAGCGTCTTCAATTTATTGACCCTCTTAATGTGGTTAGGTTTATTGAAGATGGCCCTCAGATGATAGGAAATGAGGATCAAACCTCTAGTGGTATTATAATAGATAAAGGCCCTATGCCGCCGACGGTGGTGTATTCGCTAATACGGAAAGAACCAGGGAGCATTGGGAAACAACCCTTTGGTCCTGCAAAAGACTATCGAAGACGAGTCCGCGAACATGTCAAAGATAATGCCATCCCAGGGCATACCATTGAAGTTCGTGGTCAAGCTTTTGATAACTTAGTGCAGTTTGACTGCTGCACGACAGATAACGTCTCAGCCAGTCGACTGGTCAATTGGTTTGAGAAGTTTATGAATCTTTATGAATGGGTTCTGAAGAAGAATGGCGTCCAGCAGATACTCTACTGGCAACGCAAATCTGATGCAGCTGTGCCGAAGTGGAGGCAAGACCTCGTAGTAAGAACAGTACAATACTACTTCAGAACCGAAGACGTAGAGGCAGTCATAAGAAGAGACCTAACTAATATAAACTACGCTATAGATTTAGCTGAGGATATTTTGGATACGACAGAACGTTATATTGCTGATCAGAAGGTCACTGGCCTGGTCTCTGAGGATCAATATCGCAGTCTGTTCCGGGACTCTAATGGAACGTACCTTTTTGGAACGATAGACATAAACGATGGCAATCTTACTTAGGAGATAAGACATGGCTTATCCGAATATTCCGGGCGTATCAGTAGTACTGAACGACCTGGGTTTACAGATTGCACCGCCTCCGGCTGGTCCCAAAGTTACCCTTTTAGGGGTTACCTCAAATACAGGTATAACTGTACGAGAGCCTCAGATAGTAACGAACGCGGGAGCAGCAGCAGCTGCATTGTACTTTAGTGGATCGTCTGGGGATAAGTTTCCTGGCGAGCTGGCACTTGCTGTTGAAGAAGCATATGGAGCTGGTGCAGGCACCGTCGAAGTTGTAGTTATTGGACACTACTCAGGAGAATTCCTAACTGGCACATATGTGATGCCAACTGGAACCGGAGCTGTGCAAAGATATAACGACCTCGCCGCTGCTTATGAAATCATTATTGACAGACCACTGGATGTGGTCGTACCAGTAGGTGCCTGGGCTGATGCCACAGGTGTTTCTGGTAAATTTACAAACCAACTATCACAGTTCTGCTATAGAGCTACTGCCGACGTTGACAACCCTTGCATTGGTGTAATTGGTATGATGCCAGTTGTACACTGGGCACTCGCATATAAGCATACCCTAACGGGTGCTGGTGCGTTTGGTGGTTTCAGCGGTAGTGCGATTGCTGCCGAAGTATCAAGCATTAACCCGAATGCGGGTGATCTCTTCTTCGGTGTGCCGTCGACTTCTCTAGTAGCTGAATGGGAGAAGTACGCGTCTCGTACAGGTATCACTACCTATGCGCTTCAAAATACTGCTCCTGCATGGTCTGGTTACCTCGCTGGCTCTGAGAATACTTCTCGTCTATACGCAAACTGGTATGACCCGAAGAACTCATCTACAGCTGTGAACGCTGACTACTGGACATACTTCCAAGCTAAAGATCTAAATGAAGCTGTAGTAGTAGACCAGCGTGGCAATAGGATAGATGCAGGTGCAAGAATCGCCGTAGTAGGTGCTCCTCTCCGTACTGCCTCTATCGTAACCCCGAAGCTGGCTCTAGCAGTCGGTGCTTCCCCAAGCTCAACTGTACACACCACAAATGGTGCAGCAGCTTATGGTGGCTTCTTAACTAGCCTACAGCCCCACTCAGCTCCGACCAACAAGAACATTCCTAATCTGAGTGCTCAAGTTGACCTGTCTGCTACACAATGCAATAGACTGGCTGGTAGACGTATCACTACGTTCCAGACCAGAGCTACTGGATTTGTTGTATCAAATGCTATCACGGGTGCACATAACGTCAGCCGGTACATCCGTTCTGACTATGTGCGTCTGTCGACTGTCAGAATTGTTGACGCTGTTATCGAGATCGTTCGTAGCGTAGGAGACCGATTTATCGGTGAGCCTAATACTGCCCCGGCACGTAATGCTATGCAAGCGGAAATTGATAAGTCACTGCGTCAGCTAAAGCTGGCACGTGCTCTAGTTGCCTACAGATTTATTATATCAGCTAGCCCGGATCAACAAGTCCTAGGTGAAGCTCAGATTGACATGACTCTGGTTCCGGCATTCGAGCTAACTAATATTTCGGTCAACATCTCACTGGCTAAGGAAGCCTAATAGGAGGGTTGAATGGCAACTCCCGTAAACACGCTATCTAGCTACTCAAGAACGTATAACTCGTTCTCGGGTACTGATATGATGGTAACTCTTGGAGGTCACCTAATCGGTGAGATCCAGGGTATCAGCTATACTGTCCAGAGAGAGAAGGCACCTGTATATACGATGGGTAGTGCTGACCCACGTTCATTCTCACGTGGCAAAAGAGGTATCGCTGGGTCGATCATCTTTATGGTGTTCGATCGCTCAGCAATGCTTGATGCATTCGGCGATACCGCATTCCTTGCATGGGTGAACGAACCTGCTGGTCAGAGTAATGTGATTGGTCTACAGGCGACTGTTCCAGCAATCACGCTAAATGGTCTGACTAAGGCCGGTGGTACTTTCGGTTCTGTCATTGGTAACAATGGTCTGAACCAGATTACCCTGGACAAGGTTCTTGCTAGACCTATCTATCATGACCAGATTCTACCGTTCGAGATTGTCATTACTGCTGCTAGCGAGTATGGCAACAACGCGTCGATGAAGATCCACGGCGTTGAAATCATGAACTGCGGTTCTGGTATGAGTATCGATGACATTACGACCGATGAAGCCTGTACCTTCATCGCTCGGGCAATTACCCCATGGCAAGCATATCCGCCTGTCGAAATTCCTGGCTTCACCGTAGGCCAGATTGACAAGCCGTAATAAGCCTTCGATTTGGTAACTGGGCTAGGGTAGAAATAAACTATCCTAGCCCTTTATTATTATGCAACTAGAACGACCACCTCAGCAAGTATTTAATGGCACGGATATCATGGCGATATTCAGTGTGCCTATTACTGAGCCTGCTTATCTTTTGAAAGCTCCTCACAAGATAAGCAATGAGCTTCAGACTATTACTATTACATCTACAATGTCGGTGCTTCCAGTTAGATGTCTAGGTCGTGCTAAACCTAAAGCCTATACAAAGGGAGCCCGTACCTTTGCAGGTAGTATGGTATTCACTGTTTTGAATGGGGACCCGTTCTCTGAGATATTCTGTATAGACGGATTTAATAGCTCGGTGTTCAATGATAATGCCTGGCATATAGATCAGATGCCACCGTTTGATATTATTCTGAATGCTCAGAATGAGACTGGTGGATATGCAGCACAGATTATAGAAGGCGTATATATCACACACTGGGGTGTCACCCATTCTGTTGATGATATGTTCTTGGAGTATACGTATACTTACCTAGCAGAGAATGTGACTCCATTCCTATCTTCTAACGTAGGTATTGATATTGGTAGTTTGCGAATAGAGAGGCACAAGACTCCTGACGATGTAGCCCGCTCTACTAAATCGTCTGCCTTTAATCCCAAGAAGGTAGTAGCTAGTCTTCCTAACTTCCAAAAGGGAACCGGCTGGGTTCACTTTAAAGATGATGAGCTATGGGATGACCCGGCTATCCCGCCTCAGCTTCATGGTGAGATTGAGAAATTTAATAAGAGTGGTATCAACTGGCGTAACGAACTTGATCGGCTTATCTAATGAATGGTAAGAGATTCTATCCTACACCTTCGACAGTAAACTGGTATATTAGAGATATGCATATCGATGATATGTATAGAGTTGATTTCCAAAGACGTCGAAGTGATCAGCCTATATGGGGCTACGATAGTGAATACTTTGATTTTGTTGCTAAAGGCAAACAAATCATTGTTGGCAATATAATACTTAACTACCGTTATCCAGGCTATTTGCGTAATGCTATTTTAAATCAATCGTATAATAACTTTGATAACATCCAATTGGTTGAGGCTAAACTAAAAGCTGAGGCTAATCAGCATGAGACTACTCGTTTCTATCAGAATGTTGACTCTCTAGAAGTAGAGGATCGATTAAAGATTCTGGGTGGTGAGGTCATGAGACTTAACCAAAAGAATAATACTCAGCATTCTGTTGGAAAGACTAATGTTCTAATTGACAGACTTAAGTCTAACATGCGGAAAATCTATAGTACACACCGTAATGACGAAGAGAACACACTGTCTACTGGTGATGCTAATGACTTCTTCAAAAGTATCCTAGATGAAAAGGAACTTCACTTCTTTGACCTGAAAGCTAGATATGGATTCCAGAATGTATCTGGTGGCTATATCCGAGTATTCAAAGATGTGCTTATAGTTGGAGAGAGTGAAACAGTAAATGCTGCTGCCGGTGTTGGTGGCGATATGTCATCTAGCGCACAACCCATATTGGAAGTCTATCCTTTTATAGCTAGACAGATAATCATAAACAAGTATTAGGAGAACTATGACTGAGGTAACTGTAAGTGATGCTGCTAAGGCAGCTGCCGAAAATGCAAAGGCAGAAGGCTATGAACCGCTATACACGAAGATCGCGGGTAAAGAATTCGTATACCGTGCGCTTGAAAGAGCGGAGTGGAGAGCTCTTGTCAAAGCTCGCAACCAATCGATGGAAGCTGCTAAGACAGACCTTGAGAAGGCAGAAGTAGCAGAACAAGAACTCGAAGAGATTCTTAAAGTCTGCCTAGTCTATTCTAGTCAGCCGATTGAAAAGCTGCCTGCAGGCTCTATTCAAGCGGTATGTGAAATGATTATGGCTGATTCTGGATTTGCAGGACCCGAGATTCAAACGATCAAACTATAATGAAGACTCCACCTGTTTATGAAATGGGCAGTAATGATCCCATTGTTTTGAAGTTTAGTCCTCAAAGGATTGACTTCGAAAGTATGTGTCTAGTGATCAAGGGAGATACCCCATTAGAGAGCACTGTTTATACTAAAGATAGTAATGGTAATCTTACTAAGATAGGCTGTGTGCAGAAGATTGAAATCTCTGGTGGTGTTGAGGACTTAACGTGGGATGTGAAACTTCACATGATCTAATGGATGGAATCACTAACTCTCGATAAGATTGTCGAGCTAAAGGCTAGTGGACACAAGTCCATCTATCTTATCCAGATAGGTGGACTTGATTTTT